TTCAAACGGCGATTGAATCACCAACGGTTGAAAGACCGTCAAGAAAACCACTTGGAGTTCATGCGGTGAATTATTTGCCGGTTATAATTAAACAAATCGACATTGAAATCACCGGTTTCGTTGGAATAACTCCGGCACTTGAAGCGATTATCTTGACATCAATCGAAACAGATTTGGAAACGGTTCGTCCGTTTGTTGGTTCAATTGATATTGTTGCAAATAAAAATGATATTTTTGACACAAACAAAATAATTTCTTTGATTTTAGAAACAGCACCCGGAAGCGTATTTGGTGCGATTGTTTTGAAAGTTGATTCCGTTCCGGTTTCAATGTTCCAATTTTTAAACGGTGATATTCCACATTTAAATTCGATTTCTTATGTTTAGTCTTGCTAAAATAAAAAAAATATCACGACAATTATTTCCGACCGGGCGTGCGTTCAATTATCCGGTTGACGGTGATTTGGACAAATTGATTTCCGGTTTGTCTGAAAGTGAATTGAGAGCGACAGACGACGCATATTCGGTTTTATTTCAAATACTACCGGACAACAATGATTTCACGGCAGACGATGCGACAAAGTGGGAAAACCGATTGGGAATGATTAACGGTTCAGCGTTGCCATTGGCAGACCGAAAATTGGCGATAATTAGAAAAATGAATCACCCCGGTGACATTCCCGCGCGTCAAAGTTGGGACTATTTACAAAATTCGTTGCAAGCGGCCGGATTCGATGTTTATGTTCATGAAAATTTGGCGGAAGTTCCGATTTTGGGTTCTGTAATTCAATTAGGTCAAACCCAATTAGGGCAATACCAAATTGGGGCAATGCCTTATTTGTTTAAAGTTGTTGATTCATTGGAAGCGTCAATCGATTCGAACTTTATTGTTTCGACTGACTACCGTTCAACATTTGTAATCGGCGGGGCGGTTTTCGGAAGTTCTGCCAACGTTTCGGCATTGCGTGAAACCGAATTCAGACAATTAATTTTGAAAATCAAACCGGTTCAAACGGTTGCATTTTTATACGTAAATTATATATAAAAAATTATGATTAAAATAATAAACAAAACAAACGTTGACCCAATCACGGGAACTTGGCCATTTGGCGACATAGTGGACGACAATGGAACATTTAATGGAACGTCCGTTGATAAAATATTTTTAACCGATTACGTTCAATTTTTCGAAAAAATGTTTTCCGAATCCGGTTTGGTGGCGAATGGATTGGTTGACAATTCGACGAATGGTTTTCAATTGTTTGAAGCATTGGAAGACATTTCAAACGAAATAAAATTAAGAGGCGCGAGAGGTTACACAACGCCGGGGGCGATGTTGGCGGATATGACGGAATTTTCGCCGGGTTTGGTTCAATTTGACGGTTTATTTAAAGTATTAGATTTTGCATTAAATGCCGGTTTAGGTGTGAACATTGCTTCTTTGGGTGATGCAAGTCCCGGCGCGGAAGTTTTTATTTGGATGAATCCACTATCGTTAAGTATTCCGCGATTTGTTGTAAATAGTTCGACTTTAGGTTCGGGCGCAATAATAAGAAAAAACGGAGTGAGCGCAAGTGATTCATTGTTCACACCAACCGCCGGCACAACTTTACATTTTGTAAGAATGTCGACACATTGGCAATTTTCAGTAATGCCGTAAAATATGGAATTCAATGTCGACACGGACAAAGTAATTATTCACACGAATAAGTTGGAAAAGTTGAGCAAATCGGCTTTTCCAAATGCCGTTCGCGGTACTTTGAACGGATTGGCGTTTGACGTTAAAAAAAACACGATGCCGGAAGTTGCCGGGAAAACATTTGAAACACGTCGAAAAAACTTTTTAAAAGCAAGTTCACGCGTTCAAATGGCGCGTGGTTTTAGTGTCAATTCTTTAGAATCAAAGATCGGATTTATTCCGTTTAATGGTTCAAATCAAGCCGTCCAAGATTTAGAAAAACAAGAACACGGCGGAAAAATTGGTGGGCGTGCATTTATCGCCACTAACAAAGCAAGGGTGTCGCGTAGTGGAAAACGTTCGGTTCGTGGTGCGAATAGAATGGGTAAAATTAAAAACATCGTGAACGTTTCAAAAACGCGTGGAAGTTCTGAGGGGCAAAAGTTTATTCGTTCGGTAATTACTGCCGGGATTGGTGGTCATATATTAACAAAAGACACTTTGTTTCGTGTTAAAAGTATAAAAAACGCAAAAGGTCGCATCAAATTCAAATTAGATGCACTATATTCGTACAAAAAAGGACGTTCGGTTTCAATCAAGGCGACGCATTTCATGAAGAAAGCGACAGAATTGACAATGAAAAAAGCGGATGACATATATTTCAAAGAAGCCGAAAGGCAATTCGAAAAAGCATTAAGATAATAAAAAAATGAGTTGGACGGAAAAATTAAAAAAAGGTTTAGAGATAACCACGGGGGACGGAAAAAAATATTTCCCACTTTATAAGTTGACCCCAAAAGTGACGCCGTTCAATGTTGCGGAATTTGAATTTCCAAACATTGAAGGAACTTTGGTCAAAAAATCATTGGTAAAAGGTACTAAATTAAACCTTGAATTTTATTTTGACGGTGAAGACCATTTGGACCAATCGCAAGCGTTTGAAATTTCTGCAAAAGACAAACGACCATTTAAAATTTCACACCCGTTTTTCGGGTTGATGACAGTTCAACCGACAACGTTGGAATATGACCCGACGGGTTTAAGCATTACGAAAATAACGGGTGAATTTATTGAAACAATTTCGGATGAATACCCGCGAATTGTTGAAGACCCACGAAATAAAATCGCGTTTGATTATGAGAATACACAAACGGCGTTGGTTGAATCATTTTCCGCTAATGTCCAAGCGACGGCGGCCGATTCTGTTAAAATGGCGGACAACAACGACAAATTGTATTCGTTAGGTTCTGAAGCGGTGAAAAGTGGTGACCAATCAAATGAATATTTTCAAATATATCAAAAAGCAAATTCAGCAGTTGGAAAATTGGCAGCCGATACAAGTTCGGCCGTACAATATGTTATTGATTTATACACATATCCGTCACTTTTTGTGAATGGAATCAAAAATCGTTTGACTTTATTGGTTGACCAATTGATTGCATTGTCGAACGACTTGGAAAATTTGACAACGTTCAATGATAAAACAATTTTTGAAATGTCCGGGGCGGGTATAATGTCCGCAATGATAAACGCAACTATTAATCCGGCGGATGACGATTTTCAAAATTCAAATGAGGTAATCGAATCAATCGAAACCGTTTTGGGTTCATGGAATTTTTATCTTGACAGTTTGAACGGACTTCAGACAGACACGAACGACACGGTTGATTCATATATTCCCGACTTTGATAGTTTGAACGAATTGATCGCATTGGTTAATTTCGGAACGGCGAATTTGTTAAATATTGCATTGAACGCACAATCGGAACGTTCGTTGATTTTGGATTGTGATTCAAATCCGATTATATTGGCGCATCGATTTTATGGATTAGTTGACGGCGACGCAACTTTGAATCAATTCATAAATCAAAACGACTTATCAATGTCGGAATTGATTGAGATTAAAAAAGGTAAAAAAATAATTTATTACATTTAAGATATGGCGACGGGTTTAGTGATGAAAATATATGACAGATTCAGAAATCGAAAGGTTGAATATTTCAACGAATTTCGTTTTAACCTGGTCCACGATGCCGTCGGTTCGACGTTTTCTTTTAAATTTTATTTCGACCCGTTTGACATTGAATTAAAAGAATTGTCGTGCGTGACGCACTTCCATGAAGTTACGTTGGAATATAACGGCGAATTGTTCTTGACGGGTGTTTTGACCTCGCAGAATTTCACGCAAGAAAATAAAAAAGTATTGGCAACGTTCGGTGGATATTCGAAACCGGGTGTCCTTGAAGATTGCCAAATTCCGCCGTCTATTTATCCACTACAATCGAACGGTTTATCTTTGTCAAGAATAGCGGCAAAAGTTATTCAGCCATTCAAAAGAAATTATAATTTAACAATGGCAATCGACCCGAATGTTCAATCCAAAATGGACGGAACATTCAAGAATTCGACGGCATCACCAACACAAACAATCAAAGATTATTTGACAACGTTGGCAACACAAAAAGACATTATATTGTCACACAACGAAAAAGGTGAACTTTATTTCACGAACGCAAACACAAAAGCGAAACCACTTTTTGAACTTGACACGACAAAAGAATCCGCACCCGGAACACGGATTTCAATGGATTACAATGGACAGTCGATGCACTCGCATATTACAATGCAAAAGTCGGCATCAATGGACGGTGGGAACGCCGGTTCATATACACTTAGAAATCCATATGTCATCGGTTCGGTTTACCGTCCGAAAGTAGCGTCGCAAACTTCCGGGAATGATAATGACACAAAGTCGGCCGCGCGTCGTGCGTTAGGTGATGAATTAAGAGGTTTAAAATTAACTATTGTGACCGACCGTTGGATTGTTAACGGTAAAATAATAAAACCGAACAACACAATTTCAGTCTATGCCCCGGAATTATATCTATATTATAAAAAAGATTGGTTCATTGAATCAATTAATTTTGAGGGAAACAACGAAAAAACAGTGGCGACAATAAATCTTGTTTTACCGGAAGTTTACAACGACGAAAAAGTGATTTCAGTATTTAGAAAAATTAATTTACACGCCTTAGATGAATAAAATTGTTAAAATAATTTCAAGTAAAATTGACGACCAAAAACGCCGATTGGTGAAATCTTTGGGATGGGGAAACGATGACGTCCAAGAAACGCAAGTCGCAACCGCATTTGGGGACGATTCACACCCGGTTGAAAAGTTGGTGGCGATATATGCGCCAACGTCTGACATTGGAAACCCCGTGATAATTGGGTATATTAATAAAAATCAAATCGCTGAAGTTGGGGAAAAACGTATTTTTTCAACGGATGCGGATGGAAATGCCGTTTTTGCTATTCATTTAAAAAATGACGGAACGGCGGAAATTGGTGGAAACACGCGAACAATGGTTCGATATCAAGAATTAGAAATCGCATTCAATCAATTAAAATCGGATTTCAACGCACACGTTTCGGCGTACAATTCGCATATACACCCCTATATTGGACTTGTTGTTGGTGTTCCGGGTGCAACTACCCCAACGCCGTCAGCGTCTTCACCGTCGTCCGCGGATATTTCCGGCGCTGAAATAACGGAAATTAAAACATTATAAAAAAAATACTTATATTTGCAACTATGTCGACAAAAATAATATACTTTAAATTAGAAAAATGCAATCGTTCACGCGATCAAATAGTCACCAAAATCGCGCAAATTGACGCCATTATTGAATCGTTATTGGAAACGGCAATGGTTTCAGTTGGTAACGGAAATATGATTCAATATGAATTGGACACCGGGCAAACGAAACAAAAAGTTGAATACACTGAGCCGAAACAAGTGACGGACGCATTGAAAATGTACGAAAAAATGCGTCAATATTACGCGAATAAATTGTCACCGCGTCAATTTAAATTAACAAATTTTAAAAATTTTAGATAAATGAAAATATTCGGTTTTAATATTTCAAAAGAAAAAACGACAATGGCAGTTCCGCCGAAAAGTCGTCCGCAGATTTCCGCAAGCAATGGAAATTTATTTGGTTCGTACACTGTTAGTTTTGACGGTGAAAAAACTGCCGGTGAAATTGGCCCCGCTATTAATTACAATTTGAACTATTCCGGTTTAAGAACACGTTCGTGGCAATCGTATTTAGAAAGTGAAATTTCACGAACGATTTTTGATCGCTTTACGATTTGGATAATTGACAAAGGTTTGAAATTACAATGTGAACCCGCAAAATTAGTTTTGCAATCTGAAAACGTTGAATTCGATGCCGAAAAATTTAATTCAATAACGGAAGCGCGTTTCAATTTGTTTGCCAAATCAAAAAGGGCGTCATTTAATGGAATGCAAAGTTTGAATGAGATTGCAACCGAAACATTCAAGTCGTCAAAAATTGGTGGTGACGGCCTGGTAATAATTCGATATATTAACGGAGAAATGAAAGTTGAATTCATTGACGGTGCGCACATTGATTCGCCGATTTTGATGTTGCACGCCGTAAATAAAAACAGAATAATCAACGGGGTGGAAATTGACGACAGTGGAAAACATATCGCATACCATATTCCGGGCGATTTAAACAATAAATCACGACGAATTGAAGCATGGTCACAAACGACCGGTTTGCGAATGGCATTTCTTGTTTATGGTTCGAAATATCGTTCAGATAATTTGCGCGGAATTCCATCGATTGCGACATCATTGGAAACGTTGGCGAAAATCGACAGATATAAGGAAGCTGCCGTGGGTGGTGCTGAAGAACGTCAAAAAATTCCATATGTAATTGAACACGATGTCAATTCAGACGGCGAAAATCCGTTGGGTGAATCATTGGCGATTGGATTAGGTCACAACACCGATCAAAAAGTCGGTGCATATGATGAAACGGGGCAACCTTTGACGAATGCAGTTGCGGCCACAACTCAAAAAATGGTTGTGAATATGCCAGTCGGTTCGAAATTGAAGTCGATGGATTCAAAACAAGAATTGCACTTCAAAGAATTTTACAACACGAACGCCGATATTATTTGCGCCGCGCTTGGAATTCCACCGAATGTTGCATGGAGTGTCTACAATGATAGTTTTTCAGCGTCGAGAGCTGCGACAAAAGATTGGGAACACACAATCGACGTTGAGCGAAACAAATTTCAAGTTCAGTTTTATGAACCGATTTTTGATTTTTGGTTGTTCACTGAGATATTGAAAAAGAAAATTGATGCGCCGAAATTTATGGAAGCGTTCAAAACGAATAAATTTGACATCGTTGAATCATATCAAAATGTCAGATTCACCGGACCAATGTTCCCACATATTGACCCATTAAAAGAAGCGAAAGCAGAACGCGAAAAGTTAGGGGAACAATTCCGAAACGTACCGTTGACCACTTTAGAACGTGCGACGGAAATGTTGAACGGTGGTGATGCGAATTCAAACGTTGAACAAGCGTCGAAAGAATTGGAAGTCGCTGAAGAACTTGGATTCGATACGAAACCCGAAAACGTTCAAAACAATGATTTGTTGAATTCGGATTGATTTTCAATAAAATGAAACAATTCAAGGCGTAGCAGTTGTTCAACTGTTACGCCTATTTTTTTTGATGCGCGTGTCAGTTCTTCAATTACAATGTCAGACGTCCCGGTCAATATTATCGTTGATAATTCTGAATTGATAGGTGTTTCGATTTTGTATTTGTCGGATATTTCACGAATCACCGGTCGCATAAAATCGGACATTGTTTCGCCACGGTCACGCGCTAAAGTTTTGATTTTCTGTTTCAAGTCGTCCGGGGTGTTTTGAATTCTCAAATTTTTCATAAAAGCAAATATAATAATATATATCTAATAATTAGATATATAAAAAATAAAGAGTTGTAAAATATTTAATTTTGTTCTATATGAGCGAAATTTTAATTTATAGCGACATTTATTCATTCACGGCGGAAGCGTTTATCAACTCAATCAATTCGATTGATGGTGATTCGTTAGTTGTTAGAATGGACACGAACGGCGGTGACCCGCAATCAACGTTCGGAATGGTTGCAAAATTTAATGAGTTCGACGG